GGCATAAGTGGTACTATTAGTGGTAGTGGTACTTACTCAGGAACTGCACCAGACTTTTGGAGTTTGACCGTACCTTCAGGGTGTACCGTTACATCTGCAGGTAATGTAACTAGAAGCGCAATCACAAGCCCTTATGCAAAAATGTGGGGGGCATCTAATGCCCCAAATTGGGGTAAGGCGTGGACTCTAAGTGGTAGTGGTACAGTTAATGGGGCCAATATACTTTTAGACGCTAATAACGGTAACTTGTGGTTCACTAGCCAATTAAAGCCTTATACTTGGTATCAAGCTGGTATTACAGTAAGAGCTACAGCAGATTGGGTTAGTATGAGAGTTATACAACTTAACTTCTTTAATACTCTTGGTCGAGCATTCACTAACTTTGAATATGCAGATAGTAACTATGTAATAGATAGTTTAGCTAATGGGGACACTATCCAACTTACAACTCAGCCTTTTTATATAGATTCACTTAGCGGAATAAGTGTAGCAGGGCTTCAAGTGATTCTCACAGGGCAGTCTACATCGTGGTCATTCGGTGCAGAGTTTTCTAGCGCATACGTTAGAGCAATTCCTAATCCATACGCATAATTATGTCTATTTCACTACAAGTCCCAATAACGCTACAGAATGGTAATCTCATTCTATTAGAGAATGGGCTAGACATATATTTAGAGCGTTCGCTTTTAGTACCTTACGATACTACTGATAAAACTGAGTTTAACTTAGACTTTAATAGTATCGCAGAAGAAGCGTTTGAGCGATGCGGTGCTGAGATGCGTACCGGCTACGACCTTAGAACAGCTCGACGTAGTTTAAATTTGCTTACTATTGAGTGGGTAAATCGCGGTATCAACTTGTGGACAGTGGAAGAGCGTGAAATACCACTCGAAAGTGGCGTAGCTGAATATGACTTACCTGAAGATACAGTAGATTTATTAGAGCATGTGATCCGTACTGGTACTGATAGCGGGCAGTTAGATATTAATATTAGCCGTATATCAGTTAGTACTTATTCTCAGATTCCTAATAAGAATGCTACAGGTCGCCCAATTCAGGTTTGGATTAATAGACAATCTGGTGCATTAAGTTCTGAGGGTGTTGTTCAATATCCTACAATTACGGTATGGCCTGTTCCTAATAACAATACTTATGTATTTCGCTATTGGCGCTTACGTCGTATTCAAGATGTTGGCAACGGGTTGAATGGGCAAGATTTACCATTTAGGTTTTTACCCGCTATGGTGGCTGGATTAGCCTATATGCTATCTCTAAAAATAGCTGGTGCAGATGCTCGTAGTGCGGGACTAAAAGCTGATTACGAACAACAGTTACAACTTGCTGCGGATGAAGATAGAGAGAAGGCCCCGATTCGTTTTGTTCCGAGGCAGACTTTCTTAAGGTAATACTATGCCTAGTCAGTTTTCATCGGGTAAACATGCAATATCGGAGTGTGACCGATGTGGGTTTCGTTATAAATTAACTGAGTTAAAACAACTAGTAATTAAGACGAAAAACATAAACATCTTGGTGTGCACAGAATGTTGGGAGCCAGATCAGCCGCAGTTGCAGTTGGGTTTATATCCTGTTAATGATCCGCAAGCAGTGCGTAATCCTAGACCGGATATTAGCTATTATGCTCGCGGCAACGATGGAGCCGGTGGTAGTAGAGAAGTTCAATGGGGCTGGAATCCTGTTGGCGGAGCTAGTAGTTTTGATTCGGTATTGACCCCTAACAACTTAATTGCTCAGGGGCAAATTGGTGTAGTAACAATTATTGTTTGAGGATTATTAGATGAATAGCAATAAGACATTTCCAAAGGAATCAGTGCCGGTAGTGGATAAAAACTTCCACGGTACTGAAAACCATAAGGCTAAGGGTGTAACATCTTTAGCTATGAAACAAGTTGGGCGTAATCTTGCTCGTGCTAAAAACCAACGGGGAAAATGATGAGTAATGATAAGTTTGATTATTTCGATGTAAGTACTGCTGACCCAATCGGCAAGTATAAGCAGCCAAAACCTAATACTAATCCACCCGGCAAGCAAGCCGATACAGGCTATCCTGATCTAGGCGAAGACTGGGGTGACGTTCGTGTCAAAGGCCGTTATATGTCTGGGACTAAAAAGAAGTCTCGTATGGACATGCGTGGTACTGGTGCAGCGACTAAAGGTAAGAAGTTTCATAACGCCGATTACGAGGATTAACTGTGTACTACAGTTCCACTACGGGATTAACAGACCCACAGAATCTTTATTACGCGATACAAACGTATTGTGAAACTACAGAGCCTTCATTTGTTAATAATATCCCTAAGTTTGTGCAGATGGCGGAAAAACGGGTTTATAATACCGTTCAACTCCCAGTTGTCCGCAAGAATCAGGTATGCACTATTAGCGAAGGTGTACCTTATATAACCCTTCCTGATGATTGGTTATCTACGTTCTCGCTTGCACTTATTGATACCGCGTATAATGCTTATTCTTATATCCTAGATAAAGACGTAAACTTTATCAGAGAGTCTTATCCTAGCCCTAGTATTATTGGCGCACCACAGCATTACGGTATAGTTGACCAGACTACTCTACTTTTAGGTCCTACGCCAGATGCTGAATATACTGCGCAATTAAATTACTACTATTACCCAGAGTCTATTGTTACTGCTGGAAGTAGTTGGCTAGGAACTAATTTTGATATGGTGCTTTTATATGGGGCTATTCGTGAAGCCTATACTTACCTGAAGGGTGAGAACGATATAACTGCAATGTATGAGCAAAAATACCAAGAAGCCCTCGGTATGCTTAAAGTTCTTGGTGATGGTAAAGATCGTCGTGACGCTTACCGTTCTGGTCAAGTTAGAGTACCTGTTACATGATAGCTCAAACACTTACTACTAGCTTTAAACTAGGGCTACTTCAGGGTATCCACGACTTTAGTACGGATATTTTTAAAATAGCTCTATATACTTCTGATGCGTCTTTTGGTGCAGATACAACGGCATATAGTACAACTGGAGAAGTAGAGGGTACTGGATATACTGCGGGGGGTAATACCCTAACAGTTTCTGGCCCTAGCTCTAACGGTACTACAGCCTATGTAAGTTTTAATGATTCTACTTGGTCGAATGCGTCATTTACTACAGTAGGAGCAGTGATTTACAACTCTTCAAAATCTAATGCCGCTGTAGCGGTACTTAACTTTGGCAATACTAAGACTGCCGTTGGTACTTTTACAGTTCAGTTTCCTGCGGCTACGGCTTCAACTGCAATTATTAGGATTGCTTAAATGGCGCTAGTATTTAAAGACCGAGTTCGTGAACGTACTAATACTATAGGTCAAGACTCTCTAGTTTTACTTGGGGCTTTTCCGGGGTATCAGACGTTCTCAACTATAGGCTCAGGAAATTCTACTTATTACGCTGTTATTGGCAACGAACAGTGGGAAGTAGGTATAGGAACATATAGTTCAAATAATACTTTATCTCGAAATACTATTTTAGCTTCTAGTAGCAACGACGCTAAAGTTTCGTTTATTACTGGAATGAAAGAAGTATTTATAACATATCCATCAAAAAAGATGATTAGTTATAATGAAGTAGATAATGTCGGTATAGGCACTGCTCAGCCATCAGCTAAATTACACATTGTAGGGACAAGTACCGGTTATAACGGGACTCCTCAGCTAAGAATCGGGGAAATAGGAAGTAACCTTTCTATTGCTAAACAGTTATTAATTGGTTACGACACCACGAATAACAAAGGGTTTATCCAAGCTACCCAATGGAATACAAGTAATACAAATTTAATTTTGCAGCCCGCAGGGGGCAATGTAGGGATCGGAACAGTATTACCTACGCAAGCACTAGATGTTGTTGGGGCAATAAATACTTCTGGCGGTGTGTTACCTAGAGTAGCTGAATCTCGTATTTATTCTTCTTGGGATAGTTCTAATACTGATTTTGTAAGTATCACGGCGCAAACTGGTGTAGTCGTTATCGGCGCTGACAACGGCGGAGCGAGAGCATATAACGGGCAAAAAGTAACCTTTAGGGTTGTAGGTGGCGTAGGGGGATGTACTATTACTTTTGACTCTGGGGCTGATTATAAGTTCAAAGGAGTTGGTATTACATTACCATTAGATGCGTCTCTTGTGGAAGGAGCTACATTAATACTCAGCGCCATCTATAATGCAAATAATATGCGTTGGGAAGTTATATCGTTAGTTCAAGACTAATATAGGTGGTTGATATGTCTAGTGATAGTATTACTATTGATAATGTTGAATATAATTTCGACTCTATGACTGAGAACCAAAAAATTATAGTTCGGCATATAGCTGATTTAGACCGTAAATTAGCTGATACTAAGTTTAATTTAGTTCAACTTCAAGTTGGGCGAGAAGCATTTTACGAAATGCTAAAAACAGAACTTAAATAGATGTTAGGTAATTCGGCTTTCGCAGACCTACTATTTACTTCTCCTTTAGAAGAAGTATCTGGTACTTGGATGGCGGTTCATGCTCCGCAAGCGCCTAGGTGGACGCAGGTAAAAGAAGTCGAATCTACGGTAAACTTAAATAGCAACTGGACACCTGTAAAAATACAACAGTCCTCAAACTGGGTAGACGTGGATACTAAGTAATATGGCGCTTATTAAATTACCATTTAAACCCGGTATTAACCGCGAAATCCCAGAATATGCCAATGAAGGTGGGTATGACTACGCGCAATTAATCCGCTTCCGTATGGGTTATGCAGAAAAGTTAGGTGGCTGGGCTAATACTAATTACGCTGCTTTTATGTCTGGCCTAACCAGCGCATTATCTACTTATACATTTAATGGGGTTACGCGGTCTATCCATAACTGGGTTACATTACAGTCAGAAAACTTGATCGGGTTTGGTACGACTCAAGAATTTTATGTGCAGAATGGAATTGGTGCTCAGTATCGTGATATTTCTCCGGCGGATTATTCTGCTATAGATAACTATGTTCTGAGAGGAGCATCGTTTAGAACAGTAGCTATAGGGAGTCCTATAGTAGAAGTAATCAATTCTGGGTTTGTTGGGACTATTACTACTGTAGGTAGTAGTTATGTTCCCGGGTTCTATTCCAATGTTAATTTAACTGGCGGTAGCGGTACTGGGGCTAAAGCTAATATTACAGTTAGTCCTGCCGGAGTTATCAGTGCAGTAGTAGTTATAGACTCTGGAAATAACTACATAGTAGGTGATGTTCTATCTGCAACGGCTGCTTCTCTAGGCGGGGCTGGCAGTGGATTTCAGTTTACTATTATCGGCGGTAC